CGTCGCCCCAGGTGCGCCCGCTGTCCTTCGATACGCGCAGCATGACGATCGGCGGCTTGCCGTGCGGCGCGGCGTCCGTCCCGATCCCGGTCTGCATCAGCAACTCAAACCAGTTCAGTACCAGGAGCTTGTTCTCGTCCTGCACCGTGGGCGAGCGCCGCAGCCGCCGGATGACGCGGCCATCCACGTCCTGGGGCAGCTTGTTCGCCATGTGATAGACGGTGCTCGTTTCCCGGTCGGCCATCAGGTGCTTGTTGAACGCGAAGCAATGGAAGACCGGCCGGAAGTAGTGATACTGGCCTTCTTCCGAAATCCACGTTCCGCGCTTGTGCCACTTCCGCCCCTCGGGCGCCTTGTCGTCGTAGGCCCACGTCACGTTGGCCGCAGGAAACGTCAGGAGATAGAACGTATGCCCCTGCTCGGTGTAACTCTGCCCGATGGCGTCATCGATCCTCGGATAACTGGCGCCCTCAAATTCCATCGCGTGCGTGGACACGCGCTCGGGGCGGTAGCCGCGCATCTGCATGACCTGGAGCCCGCCATCCGGCGTCTTCGCGACCCACATCATGCTGTCGCCGACGACGGTCAGCGAGAACGTGGCGGCACAGCCGAACGAGAGCGTGCCCGACAGGTCGGGGGCGAACGGGATCGGGAACGTGCCCGCGTTGTACCAAATCTCGCCGGTCGTCACGCCAGGCAGGATGATCTGGCCGAACGGCGAAATCGCCATCGAGCGCCACGGGTTGGTGATGATGCTCGGCTGAAAGAAATTCGACAGTTCCCAGTTCGATCCGTCGAGCAGGTCTGAGATGTAGATCGTACTCGTCGTGCGGTCGAAGACGAGGAAGTAGCCGTTGACGCACGCGCCCTGTGTCGCGCGGATGCTCTGGCTGGACAGGTCGTCGATCTGGGTCAGTTCGTCGGTCGCGAGTTCGTAGAGATAGGCGAGCCCGCCCGACGTGATCAGGAGTTGTCCGCGACCGGAGTCATCCTTACTGCCGTAGCCGTTCGTGCAGATCGTGGCCGGGTTGTCGTCCGACGCGATCGAGGTCGGGCCGCGCGGCGTGATCGTGCCGTCCGCGAAGACTTCGACGAACTGGCCCCCGAACACCGCGAACGCGCGCCCCTCGTGGTTCAGGGTGGTGTCGAAGGTCGTCACGCTGGAGAACATCGCTCGCCCGCCCATCGCGGGCGCCGTCCCGAACGGCACGACGCCAGGGGTCGGGTAGAGCGAAGCTTGCGCCGTCGCCCCTGGCGATTCGGACACTTCGACAAACCAGTTGATCAGTTCCTCGTTGTCGGTAACCGGGCTCTGGGCCTTGTAACTGCCCCCGCAGAACGCACTGAAGTCGGCCATCAGCTACGCCGTGTTGATCCCGTGTTGATATCCCAGCCAGCCCCCGGCGTCTGCATCGTGAACATCGGATCGATCGCGATGTCCGACATCGGGTAGTTGTTGCGCTTCATCGCCGCATACGACAGCCGCGCCTGACGCACGAGTTCCGAGGACGGCTCGACCTGAAACATCGGCGCCAGCGCCACGGTCAGGTTGTACTGAATCGTGGAGATGAACCCCGGCGGGATCGGGTAGTCGGTGGTCAGGTCGTGGAAGTTCGGCACCATCCGCTTGATGTAGAGCACCAGCGGATTCGCCTGGGTCGGGACCGGCCAGATCAGGATCTCGCCGTAGGGAATGCCATCGAGCGGCGGAATGGCCGTGACCGGCGTGCGCGCCGGGGCGCCGGGACGGTAGTAGATCGCGCGGAACAGGGCGTTGTCCTGCCCCTTGACCGCAATTCCCTGATACTGGTCGTCCGTCAGGACCGTGACGGAGGTTTCAACTTCGTTCGGCTGACCCGCGTTCAGAATGATCCCGGCGCCCACGATGGAGTTCTGGGACACCGGGCGCTCGATCTGAATGTCGAGCCCCAGGCCGACCGTATAACTGGACTTGCCAGGGGTGAGAATGAACTCCTCACGCTGAATCTGGAGGGACGTGAGCGGGTCGAACGCCCAGGCCGAGATCATGAATTGCAGACGGCGCAGCCCGTCGGCCATGTCCTCGCCGCGTGCGGATTCCCCGGCGCCCAGGACGCCGAGATCCTGCAGCGACATCCGAATCAGGTCCACCGCCCGCGCCATGCTGTGCCCCCGTGCCCCGGAGGGCGGTTACTCGATGACGCGGCGCCCGCTCTTGGGATGCGCCGCCGGAATCTCCGCGACGTGCTGCGCCGTGGCATCCTCGACCTCGGCCCGCTCGATCTTCGCCCGCTCGGACATGCGCCGATCCGCGAAGTTCGCTTCGGCGGCGGCAGCGGCCATCGCTTGGTCGCGCTTGGCCTGCCGGTCCATCGCCTGATGCTGGTCCGCGTCCCAGCCGTCCTGCTCCAAGGCCGTGCGCTCGGCGTCGTTGAAGACGGTGCGGCTGTCGGTGATCACGATCTTGCCGGGACGCCCCTCGGGATGCCCGGCCAGGAACATCGCGCGAGGATACTCGGCGTAGGCGTAAGGACGGCCGGGTGGGCCATACATGGTGTAGCCCGCCTCCCACTTCCGCATTTCCACCGCGAACCCGGAGGCCGGATTGATCTGAATCGCGGGGCCGTCGTAGTGCTGCTCTGCCATGTGGACATCCTGTGGAAAAAGCACCGGGGCCAGCCTGCCTGTGTCTCGTGACTTCCACAGGCGCGACAGCCGACCCCGGCAGTGAGGTGTCTAGCTGAACGTGACCCCGTTGTTGCTCATCACATTCCAGATCCCGCCCGCCGCGACGACCGTGAAGCTGGCGCCCGTGAAGGCGCCGAACGTGGCCGTGCTCGCCGGGGAGCCCGTGACGCCCGTGCCGAACCCGCCGCCCGCCGACGTGACGACATGCGCCACCCCCGCCGCCGACGTGAACGTGAGCGCCAGCCCGTTCTGCGCGAAGGTGGGCTTGGCCAGCGTGATCGCCGCCGGGGTCAGCTTGTGCAGCAGGAACGCGGTGTTCTGCGCGATGCCCGCCACCACCTCCGCCGTGAGCGCGAGGTCGCCGCCGATGGTGCGCGTCGTGGGCGCGCCCTGGGTCGGGAACGTGCTCTGTCCCGGCGCCAGCGCCACCTGATCCAGCGCACTCCCCGAGAACACGATGGACGCCAGCGCATCGTGCGCCACCGCCGTCGTGCCCTGGTCGCCGCGCCGCTTGACGCGGACGACACCGGGCGAGGGCTGGCCGTCGATCAGCATCCACTCGCCGTCGATGCGGGCGCGCCAGTTCTGGAGGCCCGACACGCCCACGGGCGGAAGCCCCGTCGCGTTCTGGACCGTGAGTTCTACGGCGTCCTTTGAGAACGCCGACGCGAGGGTTTGCGACTGCCACATAAGAAGTCTCCTTGCCCTTATGGCCGGTGGAACCATGTTCCACGAGAAACGTACGAACCCCGCGACGAGACGATCCCGTCGCGGGGCGAGACGGCCCGCCTAGTTGAGCAGGCGGACAGCGAAGTAGGGCTCGATCGCGGCGACGCCGATCAGAATGTCCACCCGCGACGGCTTTTGGTCCGTCTGGATGTTCCACTGCTCGGCCCACCGCAGCGACGCCTTGATGTCGCTGTTGCTGACGACCTTGCTCCGCGCGCCGGGCAGATCCGACGTGAGCGGCGCCGACACGAACGCGAACGCGGCCGGGTTGAACAGGAATTGCTGGCGCGACTGCGTCGCCGCCAACGTCCACGGGGCCACCGGGGGCGGTCCCGGCGACGCCGGGGTCGCGCCGATGAAGATCAGCGTCGCGCCGTTCGCGGGCGAACTGACGACCGTCTGCAGTTGGCCGCTCGGGATGATCGCGGGTGAAATCGGCAACGTCACCGATCCGGCGCCACCCGACACATCGGCCGTCAACACGAACCGCTGCGGGACGCCCGTGGCGGTGTAGCTGAGCGGATTGACGCCCTGGAGCGCCGGGGTGCCGATGTAGAAGGCATCGCCCTTCTTCAGCGCGAACGCGCCCATGCCCGACACCAGCAGCGTCGAGCCGGTCTGATTCGCGCCCGACACGATCGGCGTCGAGGCCGCGAAGCTGCCCGACTGGTGAATCGGCAGGACCGCGTCGTAGTACCACTCGTCCACGCCCAAGGCCATCGCGGAGAACTGCCCGGTGCGGAAGTACTCCTGATACTGCTTGCCGAACAACGCGAAGTTGTCGTTGAGCAGTTTGCTC